CAGTTACGACCCTTACGAGAATTATACGGGTCCGACATACGAGCACGGCGGCGGTGCATCCGGCGGCTACTTCATGGCGGACACTCCCTACATCGTGGGCGAACGCGGGCCGGAACTGTTCGTGCCAAACGCGAACGGGCAAGTCATTTCCAATAGCGAACTCGGCGGCGGCAACTCGGAGATGCTTGGCGACATCCTGCTCGAATTGCAGAACCAGCCGTCACGCATCAAAGTTGCGATCAAAGAAGCGTTTGCACTGGTGGGCGGATGACAACTCAATCTATCACGCACAGCTTTTATATCCTGACTAACCCGTCTACTCAGACGTGGCTCAATATCACGAATGACGTACTCTATCGCGGGCGGCAATGGGAACACGGCATCCAGTCATCCGCGCCTTTGGATAGGATAGCGGACGTTGGCATGGCGCGTTTCTACCTGCGCAATGACAGCGTTTCTGGCACGGAGTACCGCTACACTCCAGGTCACGTCAATTGCGTGCCTGGCTTTAGCGTCAAGACAGTTGTGGCAATCCGCGCAAGTTGGAACGGTCACTCGAAAGTGGTGTTTCTTGGGCGCATCCCGCCGGACGGCATCACGCAGCCAAGCGCGCCTAACCAGGCTAACATTGTGGGCGTGACGGCGTTCGACTGGCTGTACAGCGCGCTCAATCATACCGTCACACTCGCTCCCATTGGCACGAACAAGACGCTCGGTGACGTGGCAACCGACCTGCTAAGTCTGATTGAGGTCAAGCCGTCACGGGTGGATATTGCCGACTGCGAAGAAGTGTTTACCAGTACGAATGAAACAGTACGCGAAAATACAACCATCTATGCTGAACTCAACAAGGCATTATTATCCGAAATCGGCTATGCCTACATCAAGTATGAAGAGGACACGCTTTACACCGACATCCTGACAATCGAAGGACGCAAGACGCGCGCAAGCGTTATCCCTTACCGTTCTGCTGACTATGGAGATGGGCACGTGGCAGGGCATCTGCTAAAAGAAGATGGCGGCAAGATACTGCAAGAGAGTGAGCCGGACGCTCCGGTTTACATCCTGCTCGACCAAATGTACGAGTTTGACTACATCGAGGGCATATCCAGTTACAGCGTGCAGAACGGCGCGCATTTTACCAACCGCGTGTTGGGCAAGTGCTACCCGAAGAAGATAGGAACTACTTCTGAGATTTACCGCCTGCAAACACCGCTCTCATTGAAGGCTGGCGAGACGCGCGATAAGTTGCGGGTGCGATACCTGGTTGAGGACGGCTATGTGGACGTGGCGGCTTCTAATGTGAGCCTCAAGTCAAAGTCAATGTGGTCTGACACGGGCGGCACGGCTATCGACTTATCCGCTTCATTGACCGTGAGCGGCACTTACGGCGCGGGCGATGCGGAGCTGACTTTGACCAACGGCGGCACGGTGGACGGGTACGTTGTGGGCGGCACGGCTACTCCTGGAATTGTGCTGCAGGGCGACCCGATTTACATCGGCGATACCATCACGCAGATCGTGGACATTGCAACCGAAGGGCTTGAGTACTACGGGCATATCGAGTTGACGCTCGACCAAAAGTACCAAAGCGATCCCGCGCGCAGCCTTACCCAAACGCAGATTCTGGCAAACCGCTATTCGGAGCGCGTCAATACCGTTCAGAGCATTGACTTCTGCGCAAACGCAAGCAATGTGCTGGCAGGGCTTTACATGCTTTGTGATGTAGGCTCGAAGATCCCGCTCAAATACGAGGGGGCGGGCGTGGACGATTACTACTTCATTCAGGGCATCAAAGTCACGCAAAAGGACAATGCCACTTTTATTCACATGGTTGTGAAACCAGCCGGTTACGACAATTACGTCTTCTGGCAATTAGGCGTGGCGGGGCGCAGCGAGTTGGGCGAGACCACCGTATTGGCAGGTGAAAATGACTGATTGGACTGACTTCGCGGGCAACCTCGAAAACGGCGTGCTAACTACCGTTGAATTGATGCAACAGCTTATCAATAACACCACCAATATCTACGAACGCGTCAACGTGCTGGAATCGCTCAAAGGCGGCGGTGTGCCGGTCGGCGCTGTGATGATCTGGAAGGGCAGCTACGAAACCATCCCTGACGGCTTCCAGCTGGCGGACGGCACGAACGGCACGCCTGACTTACGCGGCAAGTTCATTGTGGGCATAAGCGCTTCCGAGACCGACAGTAACCTGCAAGAAACCGGCGGTGACACGCAACACACGCAGGCAATGGGCGCGGTCACGGCTGCGACAAAGCATAAGCATTCGGTCTACTTGAATTACAGTTATACCGCTGCTTCGGCACTCGTTACTGTTGAAACGGGAAATATTTCGCTGCCGAATCACACTCACTCTTGGAGCGCGGAAACCAACACCGCAGACGAACACACCCACACTGGCACTTACGCGGCAAGCGACCACCTGCCGCCTTATACCATGTACTACTACATCGCGAGGATACCGGCATGACAACTTATGTTACTGCACCTACGCTTTCGGCTGGCATGACCGTAAAGGCAAGCCACTGGAACATACTCATTGGCAACCTGAATTATCTTGACGAACGCGTGACCGCGCTTGAGGCGGCTGGCACTGTTCCGCCTGACTATTCCAGCTTTCCCATCAACGCAATCGTGGCTTATTCGGGCGGCTCTGCCACACTTCCGAGTGGCTGGTACATCTGCAACGGGGGTACGATTGGGGGCACGGTGCTGCCTGACTTGCGCTCGAAGTTCATTTACGGGGCAGCTTCTGCTTTGGAATTAGGCACAACCGGCGGCACGGCCACGCACACCCACACCAGCGGCGCAACCAGCACGGATGGCTCGCACTCGCATTCGGTTAGCGCTACCACCGGCGGACCTTCTGCAACAATAGGAGCGGCAACCGGACCTAATAATTTGGCGTCTGCAACGCACACCCACTCAATCAACGCAACCACGCAGGCTGGCGGCTCGCACTCGCACACGGTTGGCACAAGCGCAAGCGCAAGCAACCTGCCGCCTTACGTCAAACTCTATTACATTACACGACTCGCATAAAGGAGCGTTATGGCAGATCAAAAAATCAGCGCATTGACCGCGCTCACGGCCTTACCGGCAACGGATGATTACTTCGTCATTCTTGACACGTCCGCAAGCGCAACCAAGAAGCTCGCGGCGGATTACATCTATCATACGTGGACCGACGCAAGCGCAACTGTTACCGCGTCAAGCGGCACGTTTACCACTGTTTCAGGTAGTTACCGTTATGCCACGATTGACGGCAAAACGCGCATATTGCAGGGGCTGGCGTATATCACAGACAAGGGCACAGCTTCTGGCAACTTGCGTATTTCCATTCCAAGCGGAGCGGCAGCATCTTTCTTCGGCGGGCTTTGGTCAGGTTGGGGCAGGGCTTCAACAGGCGCGTTATGCGTGACGCTTAATCCATCCAACGCGTATGTGGACATTCTGCTATACGATAATTCCACGACTGTGATTGCGAATGGCGTGAGCGTGAGTTTCGGTATCATCTACCAGTTGGCATAGCATGAAACCTATCATTGACATCAGTTATTACCAGGTGCCTGCCAACATCAACTACGATCTGCTGGCTGAGAACGTGAGCGGCGTGATATTGAGGGCGTGCTATTCCACCTGGAAGGACACGGCCTTTGACCGGCATTATCAGGAATTCACGTCAAGGGGCGTGCCGCTCGGGGGCTACCATTACATCATCGGCAACCAGTCCATGAGCGCGCAAGCTACCGCGTTTGACGCGGCAACGGCTGGAAAAACGCTCAAATTGGGCTGCTGGATTGACGTTGAGGACACGCGCGAGGGTACGCGGCTATCGAGGCAGAACGTACTTGATTATGCCGCGCATCAGCCGGACATGGGCATTTACACGTCAAAGGGCGCGTGGGCAACCATCATGGGCGGCACGTACTTGAATGACCGCAAGTTGTGGGTCGCGCATTACACAACCAACCCTTACCCGCTCTTGCCGACTGGATGGGACTCGTGGTGGCTGTGGCAGTTCACCAGTTCAGGGCGGCTGCCTGGTTACGCTGGCAACCTGGACACCAACCGCTTCTTCGGCGATGATGCAGACTTTGCTGCTTGGATTGGCGGCGAAGTTCCAGCACAGCCGGACAAACTCTTTGACGCGCGTGTCACTACCACACCGCCTAACCGCCTCAAGACCCGTTTTACTCCGGCTGGCACAGTCAGACCTGAATCGGACTGGCTTCCATCTCAGGCGATCGTGCCGGTGTACGAGACACACTCGACCGGCTGGTGGAGGGTTGCGGATGAAGCATGGTCTTCTGCCACGTGGATG